TCCGGGCATCATGAACATGGGCATTCCACCCGTGCCAACACTCAGCGAGAGTTGGTAAAGCTGGGGTGTCACATCCGTGTTGATATACCAGACCGCGTTGCTCTTGCTTCTGGGGTGCATTCTCGCCCACATCTTGAAGATGTTCTGCGTCACAACCGAAGCGGCCGCTTGCCCGGCTTCCTTCGCCACGCTGACCAGCGCACCGCTGTTCAGGATACCGTGCGGACCGCCTGCCCCGCCCCCGTTCAAGATATCGTCATTGATCATGAAGTCGAGCTCTTCGGCGCAGCCTTGCTGGATGATCCCAGCCAGGGCGGTTGTGTCCTGAAGCAGCTCTTCGGTGGCGTAGCACAAAACCGCGTACTTTTTCAGCCGCAGTTCGATGAAGCGGAAAGTCGGCTGGCTTTCGGTCTTGGTCCCAGCTTCAGCCAAACGATAGCCTTTGATCCCGCCCCAGCGATAGCCATCCGCGCGGCTGGTTTCATCGACCGCCCGCACTATGACACCGTTGGAGTTAGGGCCGATGGGGAGTTTAGCCGCACGGCTGGAAAATGGGCCTGAGTCATGCAGCGGGCGCAGCAGTTCGGCAACGTAAGTCGGCTCCAGCAAGAAGCCACCCTCCGAACCGATCAACTCATTCGCGCCCAACTGCTTGATGGACAGGCGGGTAAGCCGCACATCGACATTGCGCCCTTGCGTCAGGGTCGCAGTCTTGACGGCTGCCAGTTGTTCTCCCAAACTGGTAAATGGGTTGTCGGCTTCGTCCCTTACCACCTCAACGCCGCCGATACCGTTAATGGTTGGCAATGCCTTGATAACATTGGTGGCAACTTCCGAGCCGAACTCTTTTAGTTGTTCACTCGTCATTTCCATCTCATACCTCCACCTCTATTTGAGGCTTCTCAATATTGGATTGTTTTTGGTAGTAGGCTTTGATAATATCCGTGACAAGTTCTGCAACCTGTCCAGGTGTAAGGTCAAATGCCTCCTCCGTCTGTTGTTCCAGGCTGTCAGGTATCGGCGCGGCATCCCCTGCCGCCTCTGCGTCTGCCTCCTCAGCCCCCGGTAATTCGTATAATGATTTGATGGGAATCGCCGTGTTACGCGGTTCCGCTGGCGTGGGTGTCAGGCTGGCATCCAACCCCAAAGGCCACGCCTTGATGTGCATCGCCTTACCCACCTGCTCACGTTCCACCAGATGCGGCGCTGTGCCGCTTGACCAACCCAGCTTGCCGCCCGCGGCTAACTCGTAAATGGCACGCTCGTATTCGTCGCGCATCTGCAACTGTGCTTCGATCCACACCCCCACGTCATCTATGCGCAAGTCGCCTTTTGCCAGCCTGCGCTTGCCCACCTTGCGATCCATGCCATGCTGGTAGTAGACATCCGACTGGTTGGCCTCGCTGAAGTCAGTATCCTTCGTGAAGTAGTCGCCGGTCAGGTCAGGGTTAGCATCGCTGCCAAACGTGACCAGGTATCCGCCCACCTTACCATCGCCCAATGCCTTGACTTCGCCGCCGAAGTACACGACCGACTTCTCCAGGGCAAAGGCAGTCTCCAATGGGAATGATGTTTGATGGCTATCGGTTGGTGGAGGCGGGCAGGATGCGCCCAGCGTGATGGCTGCATCGTGGATGTCCTGAAGCGCCCGCTGGTCGCGCTGGCTATGGCGCGCTCCGACTTTGACCTCTTCTTGACCCTTCTCTGACCCATCCGTGATACTTTTCCCTCCAGGCGGCTCCATTTCCTCGGCTGCATATAGTTTTCGCAACTTGGCAATGGCAGCTTCTTTGTCGGGACCTTCGTACTTATTGCCCCGAAACCCTTCGTGAAGTGCCGCCCAAGCCGCGCCGAGTAAGTTATGGTCAACAATGCCCTCGGCATTCTTCACTCTCAGATGCCATGTGGAGGGCGATTCGGGATCTTCGACTACCAGGTAGTGCGAAGCCGGGTGATCGCCGTCCCCTTCTTTCTTGGTGACAGCCTTGATCGACTTCTTCTCCCACATCGATGCGCATATCGCCACGGCCTGATCGTTATCCTTCGCCGTGCCATCTTCTAATACTTTCGGGATGCAAACTTCCATGAACTTGTCTTTGTCATCATACTCACTTGGATCTGGCATAACTACCTCCTAACCTAAGCCCAACTCGCGGATCGTCTTGTCGATCCACGCTTGATATACTTTCGCTATCTGTGTCTTCTTTTCTTCTGCCACTTCAAACAACTTGCGCCAGCCTTTGGGAGCCATAAAGTGCGCCTGCCCTTCACCGACCACGTAATCGGCATAACTCGCCCGGTTGCCGATGGTGGTGTTCATCCCTTCCGCTTCGGTGTAGAACTGTGTCCCCAGCCGCTCTGATGTGCCAGTGTTGCGACTGGCATACTGCGTGCCACGCCCGCGGATGTAATAGGGCGTTGGTGGCTGGTTGGCTGCGGTGGGTGGCGGGTATTTCTGCAAACCCTGGGTGGATAGGATAACGCGCTTACTGGCTTCTGCTCCCGCCGCGCCCATATTCTTATGGATCTGCTGCGGGAACTTGTGCAGCCCTGCCACCAGTTTGTCGATGCCGGTCACTTCGATGCGGATGAATTCAGGCATGATTCAACTCACTTATAAATACTCCGAAGTAGGTTAGTAACATTTGGCGCACCTGTTTCCATCATTCCACTAGATCCACCATATAACCATCCAGAACCATAAGCCCAAATTTCTTCTCCGTTATTCGCCATGCTCGAATGCCACAAAGCCGTCTTGCCAACTTCTGCAATATCCCTTTGGGCCGCTTCTGCAAACTCGCGCATTAATTTGTCATGGAGTTTAGGGTTAGTCTGAACTAATACGCTTTGATGGGCATGAGTAGCCTCATGGATCAGAATATTAGCAGTTGGCTTTTTCCCCTGTGCAACATAAGAGAGATATGCTCCATCAGGCAATCGAAATGGAGCTGATCCAGCCTGATAAGTAAATTTGTCGGTATATTCATAATACATTCGATCAATAATCTTCTGTATATCAGCTGGCGCACTTTCAACAATATCACTTACTGGTTTCGCGTCGGGATGTGCTTCAATAGAATCCATAATACCAACTTCCGCCCCCGCCTCTTCTCCCAACTCAGCCAGCGCGGTCGATGTCTCCATCCAGCATCGACAATTGGGATGGGCGGGTGGTGTATCCAGTCCAGCCTCGCCGCTTTCTACGCCAAACCCATCGTCAATCTCAATCTCCTTACCATCCAGCGGCGCGCAAATGTCGCATACCAAATCATCGTTGTTCGTGAACCACGTCTTTACAACCCGCACGCCTGGGAATTCCTTTTGCAGTTCTTTCCCGGCGATGCGGTTGGCAGAAGCATAAGCCCTGGTTATCTCGGTCGTGGCGATCATCTGCGCCCTGGCTTCATCGAATGGCAGGCTGCGCCACACATCGCCCATCGTCATCCCTGGCGTTTCAACGAATGCGCTGATGGTATCCTGAAGCACCCGCCGCGTCGTGGAGCCAATATCCTTGACCAGGTCATAGACATAATCACGCGCCCAGGCAGCCGCCCTGCTGTTCACCAGGGTGTAGTCCATGTTCACGCCCACGCCAGTCTTGAATAGATCCACCCCGTTCTTTGCCGCCTCGGTCAATATTCGCATCAGGTCAGCGATCAGGGCATCCTGATCAGCCTCATCAAAAGCATCGTCAATAATATAGGTCGGTGGTGCGGTCGCTTTGCGGTCTGGGTATTGCGCCTGCAATCTATCCCATACAATCTGCGCCTGCTTGCGCCAATAGCGCAGAAGCCGAGCCGCTATCTTGTCCTCCAGCATTTCTTTCTGGCGCCGTCCTGGTTCGCGCGGATCTCGCCGCTTCAACTCAGGCGGCAATATTGCTTCGATAGCGTTGATATTGGCAGTCAGGTCAGCGGGCAGCACGATGCCCAAAGACTTGACGTACTCCGCCACTGATAATACCTGGCGGGTAAGGTTATGCTTCGCGTCCATCAGGAATATAGATTTGCTTCCTAAATCACCAGCAGTCAGATAATATGTTCCACCAATCCCGCGATTCATCCCTAATCGTTCATAAAAACCACGTGATTCACTAAGGGATGATAAGTAAATTCCTGCATTCTTCGAACGTGCTATATTTGAAATCTTATTAAAAATAGTTCTGCCGTATCCAGATTCGCGTGTTCCCATGTTACGAATCCGTATATATTTCCCGTCTGGTATCCCCTCTTCATTGGCGGTATCCGGCTCACTCCAATATGCCGCCGCGCCTGCAACTTTACCCTCATCGTCTAATACGACCATAGTCTCATCATATTTTGACGGATCTAACGCTGCCAATGCTTCATCCTTGCGTGATCCACTTTCCCATTCATCAACTTCATTCTTATAATCTTCAAGTTGACTATCCCCTTTCTTGAGAGTAACGCTGTCACCGCCCCCGCCCTCTCCGGCTCCATTGCCGCC